CCCGCCAACTCAACCCACTGGAAATTTGATGTGTCAGTCTCATATGTGAGGACATACTCATCGGTCTCGGCGTTGGCAATGTTTAAATGTGCAGGATCAATTGACCCATCTGTATAATGCTCACTGTCAACGGCATCGTCGGCCATTTTAGTTCCGTTAACTGAGTCTGCGGCCAAATGCGCCAAATCAATACTTCCGTCTGTATAATGTTCACTGTCAATAGCATCGTCAGCTATGTCTGTCCCATCAACAAAATCATCGGTGCAGTCACCAGTGGTGCAGGTGCCAACTGTGGTAATGTCCCCGCCCGCGGTTAACTCAACCCACTGAAAATTAGTGGTATCAGCCTCATAGCTCAAAACATATTCGTCAGTCTCGGCGTTGGCTATATTAAGGTGCGCAGGGTCTATACTGGCATCATTGTAATGCTCCGAGTCTACGCCATCATCAGCAATTTTGGTTTCCTCTATGATATCAGCCGCAAGGTGCTCGGCATCGATACTGCCAGCGCCATAGTGCTCGCTCTCAATAACATCGTCAGCTATATCCGTCCCATCAACAAAATCATCAGTACAATCCCCGGTAGTGCATCCCCCAACAGTGGTAATATCGCCACCCGCCGCATGTTCCACCCATTGAAAATTTGTGGTATCAGCTTCGTAGCTCAAAACGTATTCATCGGTTTCCGCGTTAGCGATATCAAGGTGTTCTGGGTCAATGCTGCCGTCATTATAATGCTCCGAATTGATACCTTCATCAGCTATTTTGGTTTCATCAACAATATCTGCCGCCATGTGCTCGGCATCAATAGACCCGGCTGCATAGTGTTCAGATTCCACGACATCATCGCCGATATCGGTGCCATCAATGAAATCGTCCGTGCAATCTCCCGTAGTGCAATCACCGACCGTAGTGATGTCACCGCCGCCAGGGATATCGACCCACTGGAAATTGCCAGTATCGGCCTCGTAGGTCAACGCATATTCATCGGTTTCAGAGTTTGCTATATTAAGATGTTCCGGGTCAATGCTGCCGTCAACATAGTGATCAGAATCAACTTCATTGTCAGGCATGTCCTGACGAATCCATACTCCCGATGTAGTATAATTTTTACATCGAATATAATCAGGAGAACTTGTAGCATTGGTGGCGCTCTGATCAAAATAATAAAAATATCGCGAACCAGAGCTGGTCACCACATACCCCGTTCCATCATCAGTTGAAGAACCTGTGCCATAAACATCATCACAATCTATATTATCAACACTACCGGGCACCTCACCGGTAAGCGAAGTAAAAAATCTTGTGAAAATTCCGGCATAACCGTATGGTGATAAAACCAATATAAATAAAAAAGCTATTAAAAATCGTTTCATTTCTTACTCCGGATTAATTTTAAATCTGATCTATCTTGGACAATCCCCTGAAAAGCCAAGAGCACGTCCCGCACCTCGGTTGCTCTGTTACGTGCCTTGGCACTATCGGATTGGCAGCCCCGCATAGCACCCTCTACATAGGGTAGGTATTCGGCTATCGTGTCCAGCACATTGCGCCGTTCTGTTTTTTCTATCACACGCCCTCGTTTACTCTTGCCGTCTTCTATTGTGATGTCTCGCGTCAACGCGACGTTGACAACGTTTAGCATTATCTGTCCAATAAGGTTTTCGCCAACCTCACTTTCAAAAAATGTTTTTAATTCCTCTTGCATGTTCATTTATATATCCGGATACTGTAGGGTCCCTACTGCTGCCGCTGGTCTGACATCTGATGTTGACTGTGCGCCCGTATTGGCCGAGCTTGCGGCCGTGGCATCAGTTTTAGAATATGAATCGCCCAACGGCACATCACCAGTTGAAATGCTACGAGCGATATGGACATAAGACGAAGATTTAGTTGAATCCGATGTTAAATTGGTACTAGAACCTCCGCTGTTATACGTCTTATCACTGTCGTTTGCGCCCTGGGCAGAATACCACTGGTGATTGTGGCTGTGGGTGTGCGCTGAGCCGGTGTGGACATGCGCTTTCAGATTGGCCCAGGTCTCGCCGGCATTGGTGCCGCCGTTGGCATTGTATAAATCACTGCCACCCTTGAGTGCCAAAACCCGATCAGTTACACCGCTATCAATGGCCCATCCATCGTCGGTATCGTTTCGATAGATCCACAGCTTTTGACTTGTGGTTCCGGTAAGAATTGCAAGCCATGCGCTATTTGCATTATTCCTTATCTTCGGCAAATTTTGCGTGCTATCAAACCAGACATGACCCTTGAGTGTATTACTTGGAGCTGCATCGCCCGAAAAGAAAGATCGCAGACACTCAAGATTTTTTTCTATGTTGGCAAGATTCACCTGCCCAACATGGTCGGCTGCATAACTGTTTACGGTATAGTCCTGGCTCATTGTGTTACCTCTACCATTATTTCGTCAATAACGCCCTGGGCGATTCCCCGGACAGCTTCTTTGTTTTTTTCAGCCTTGACTAAGGCCTCGAATATCGGCTTTACCATGGCCTTTAGCTGTGCCGGTCCGGTCACATTAAACAACCTGTTTTTAGATACAGCTTCTCCGTTGTCCCGAATAGCCCTAAGATAAACGTCATAGGTACCGTCATCTTTTTTAGTAGTCTGGCCCAGCTCGATTGTCAGCGCCATTATTGCGGTCCCTCATATGCAAGCATGTTTAATTCTTTTAAATACAAATTGCTATCCAGTGTCGGGTCGGTGATTGTAACAACCACAGAAACATAACGAGCTTCAACCTCCGCGCATAACAGTTCAAAATAATCAATTTCACTCCACGGATCACCAACCAATTCTTTGTATCGTAATGTGGCCCGTAATTGTGCTGCTGTGGTTGCTGAAAATATTTCCTGCCAGCTCATATCTGTGTCCGGATCAACATCCTCCCAAGTCGTCGAATTGGCTTCGTCAATTTTTAAAAGACTTACGGTATCAAACCAGACGATATCACCGTTGGTTTTGCCCGATAGCCATATCCGGATTGATATACAACTGGCCGGCGTCTTAAAAAGATAATTAAAGGCTGTAAATGACGCCGTCTCATCGGCCAAATCCAAATTAGGCGGCGCTGAGATATAGCCGCCATTAGTAAGGTCATTAATCCAAATCTGGGCAGTATCACCAACTGTATTTTTGTAATAGCCGCGCAGCATGTACCAGGTTTCAGCCGTAACTGTAATGTTCTGGTAGATACCGAATCCATCTGATGTTACTGTCACCTGTGCGGCACTTCCGGTCTCGCCCGACACGTCTTCTGCTGCATCACAATTAGACTCTGTCCAATCATCTAAATCATCACCTGTCCAATTGTCCATGGCGCCATCAGTGATCAAGTCCGAGCCTGTGGTGGCCAACGGGAAAACACCATCCCAGGTCGTGTCAGATGACTCAAATACAACACGAAAATCACCCCATATTCGAACCTTCTCAAGGGAATTTAAATCGTAGGTTGCGCTGGTCCAGTCGCCTGTGAGCACACCTGACGTGTGGGAACATTTCATGGCGTCCTCGGCGTCATAGGTATCATGCTCGGTGTTATCATGTGTCCCGCTCGTAAAGTCCCAGGCCCATGAACCATAGGTTGCCAGTTCTGAAAATCCGGGCGGCACAAAAACAGTGACGGTTGCCGAAACAGGCGTGCCGGAATAGTTTCCGGCATTGTCTTTGGCCGCCGCCCAAAAAGTGTGAGTGCCGGGCCGTACTCCATTTAGACGCAACGAAATGTTTTTATTAAAACTTACAAAAATACCGCCTGACCAAGCGGCACCCAGTCGAATTTCATAACCCTCGATATCTGGGTCGGTGATGGGTGTTCCGTAAATGCTAACACTATCGCCGTTGGCTATGGCTGTGATGGCAGACAGGCTTGACGGTGCCGAGGTTACACCTATAATTGTTTGTGATACGGTAGTGCAAGAATCGAAATCTTCTTTTACGCCAAATACGGAAATAGAGCGAATTTTTAAGTAATACGTTTCACCTTCTTCAACCGGATCAACTTGATAATTCGTGTCACAGCGGGTCATGTAACGCCAATCTCCACCGCTGCCTATTTTAAGCCAGATCTCGGCGTAATCCCACCATGGGTAGTCAGCAGCCGCCGGTGCGTCAAAATCTATTTCCCACCGGGTAAATGATCGGTTGCGGTAATAATAAACCACTTCGGCGTGGCTGACATCGACAACTGAAGGCACGGGATCAAGCGGCCCTGGAAGGTCTGTCGAATCGTAATCATGGGCTGTCAGGTTGTAGGTATCATCATAAAAAGTGTCGTCTTCTTCGATTAGGGAAAGACTAACAGTGTGATCGCCATTTATCGGGCAGCTTTCGACTCTTAAAACTTGGTCGGTCCAATTCGGCATTGTGTGATCGAATTCAATCAGATCCATGGATTCGAGCGCCATGGCCTTTGATCCTGCTATAAATGAGACAGTTTTATTCAGCCTGCCACGCTCTAAGTGATAGTTGCTCATTTTCTGCACAAGCTCTGGCTCCGATAGCCCCAGCACTTCCAGCTTTTGCTCTCGCAAATCGCCTTCGGCTGTGATCGCCGTTGCATCTGATGTGATGACATCATCGGCTTTATATTGTTTCTCTGTGCTCAAATGCGTGGCCCGAATCGCGTTGGGCCGCCTGGCTGCATCCGGCTGCACGATTTCAAGAGTTGAAAAGCCATCGTTGTTTCTAATTACATCGCCTTCCCCCAGGGACATAACCACAGACTCATAATTAAGATCACGGAACTTGATCTTAAATTCGTCACCGCTTTGGATTATATCGCCCCTAAAATTATTAAATATCAACCCCAGGTTATCAGCCACGGCCTGGTTTTGATTAATCGGCATGTTGCACGTCCAACCCTTGGCAGTGCAATAGTCAATTGCTGTTGACAATGAAGCTGTGCCTACCCGTGACGCAGATATTCCGATACCACCTCGGCTCGATGGCCTTGTAAGGTAATCATAGGCGCAAAGTGCCGGGTTGTTTGTATAGGCCGTTGTCTCTGTTACCGGGTTATATATTTTCTGGCCCTGAATCTCGGCTGTGATATTCGGCTCGCTGTTAAACTCAGCCGGGTCATATTTTAGCCGGACATACAGATAAGCGGTATATCGTAAGAGCTGATCCCATTTGCTGGTCGCACTTTCCAGCGTGCTACATATCGACTGGTCAGAGGCACCATTAAAAAACTCAATACGGACATTATCGGAATTATACTTTGTGAAAAGTATGTCATCTAAATAGACTTTAGGCGGGTTGCTGGTTGGTAGGTTGCTGCCGGTGGTCGTATAAACTGTGTCATCTTCGCGGACGATACCGTTTATCGGGCCTTCTCCTAATTCGCAGATCATGTGCAAATAGGGATTTTTAACATGCAAAAAGGTTTTGTTGACCCCTGGTCTGCTGAGTCCATAAGGAATCGGTAAAGGTTCCCGGCTGGATCTTGTATTAATTTGATAGCCGGTTAACGGGTCTGCACCTGACGACGGTTTTGACTGCGCCTTTTTACTCGCATAGACCCCATAGGCAATCCCGGCCGCTGAAATAATGTACGGGATATACGGAACTATGGGCGCTGCTTGTGGCATTAGCCAACCCTCCGCGCCATGATAGTACGGTTGTATTTATCTAATGAAAAAATACCGACACCGTTGCGGATAAAAGAAGCCATCGCCTGGCCGCCGCCAACGGCCACGGCCGGAAACAAACTACAACCGGACTGCATCACCACCAGCAGATCGCCAATGGCCGGATATTTCGTGGAAGCTGGTTTGCCGATCTTGCGAAACGCTTTTAACATCGCCACCTGCGCTTTTTTAATGTCAGAGCCCACCAGGTCACGGTAATTAACGGCATCGATGCCGTCCACGGCATCGGGCAGCGGCCGCCCCATCTCTGCCAGGACAGCTACCACCAGCTCAATACAACCGTATTCTGCAAATGGTTTGCCGATATATTTTTTAGTTATGGCTGATAGGTTCATCCGGCACCGCCCTTGTATCCCTTCATTCCCCACCAAAGTTTTTTATCTTCAATAGCTGCAATGTATCGTCGGCCACCGAAACTATCATAATTTGATAACGCCTTGCACCTCTCAACGCTCTGGTCACACCACGATTCACCGCCGCTATATCCGCATTCGTCCCCTTTAAAGCTCCATGGACACGACGGCGTGGGAAGTCTGAGCGCCTTTTTGCGCCATAACATAAACTCGGTTGATAGACTCAACGCTGCTGATTTTTCGTTCAGTTTCCAGTCAGTGACAAATCCGTCAAACAATATCGGTGGCTCTCCGATCAAGCTGTAAAACTCGCCGCCACCAAGAGGGGTCACATCGCCGTCCAGCGGGGTCACTTCCCCAGTAATTATCGTCACACCTGCTGCGAATTCACCACCAGCGACAACCGGAAGCTCAGCCGAATACATGATATATTTAACCACTACCCGATCATTTGCTACGTCCTCGTTTAGCACTATGCTACTCATCCAAAGCCCGACATTGCCGAATTCTAGAGTGGCCTTATCAACCGAAAATCCTGATCCCTGAATAATATTGCTTACTTTTAATCCCTGATCAGACTGATAAGGATTGCCATTGTAAACAAGATCAATATCGCAGTCTGTAAAACGATACGTTGTATCGAAATAACATTCGACCAACCAAAAGGCCCGAGCCTCAACTGCTGCAAGCGCTGTTATTATGTCAGCGTCAAAGGATCTCAATTTCCTGCTAACCCCTTGAGTTCAATCCCATAGTTAAAAAGTATGGTCATAAACAATTCGCGCGATAACCGGTCCTGAGCAAAGCGGCATTTTATCCGCAGCTTG